CATGCCTCAATGGGTGCAGAAGAATCCAAGACCACAAGGAGGTGGAGCAACTACAACAAAAGTACAAACAGAATTTGTTACTGCTGCTGGTGAAAAAAATCCTTTTGCAAAGGAATCATTCAATTTAACTGAACAGGCAAGATTATATAAAACAGATGTAAATAAATATAATATGCTCAAAAATGCAGTAAGCGGTTAATATAGAAACAACATGGTTGTGCCATGTCAGTGGTTGTGCCACGAAGTAAACATATTAATTAAATTCTAATGGCAACATTAAGATCGGATTTAATTATTCCTGAGGTGTTTACACCCTAGATTTTTTGGGGCTTATGTTGGTAACAACATAATGAAACAAGGTGAATTGCTGGAAGTCCACCAGAAAAGGATAATCAGCAGCCAAGTCAGCACACAAGCTGAAAGGTTCAGAGACTAACTCCCGATAGGAAACTAAGTAATGGAGACACGAGTGCCTTGCAACCTTATGGGTTGAAGATATAGTCCGACCTACATCAATGGTAAAGATGTAGAAAAAAAAGATAAAGAGCTTTTTTGATAACAACGTGATCTGATCGAAGCGACAACTCAAACTGACAGCTTCTTGCAGAGTGGGGTAGTGCAACCTTTGGCAGAATTAAATCTATCCTCAGAAAGAGGTGGGGAT